TTCAGTAGGTTTTACTTCTTCTTCTGATACCTCTTCAATAACAGAGATAGGGGACTCTTCATTTGAGTCGGTGGACCGTACTTCTTCAACCACTTCTTCGCTGTCGCCACTGTCTTCGGGTTGTCCGATAGTATCATCGCTTGCATCTGCGCTTGGCTCTTGAACGGCATCTTCTTCAGTTTTAATTTCTACTTTTGTAACTTCTTGATCTACTTCGCTTTGACCGCTTGGTATTTCTATTTTAGTTACATCTTCTGTTTTACCTAAGTTTTTAGGTTTGGAAGGTTTTTTAACTTTAAACTCACCTTCTTGTTTTACTTCTTCTGACATAATATAATATAATTAAATAATTAAAAGTTTTTTATCTAGGCTCAAATTGCTCAAGCCCAAAACCTCCAAGCGAATCGTTACCTGCTGATTCAAAATTCTTAGGCAACTCATCGTTTTGTCGTTGAGATATCATTTCAGACTGTTGAGTGCCTATGATTCTAGCACGTTCGTCTTTACGATTTTCTATTTCTTTTTCTTTATCTCTTTCAACTCTAGCTTTAGCTTCAGCGAGTTGTATGTTGTAATTAAACTCTTCAGCCATTAACTGCTTTTTAATTTCAGCTTCTGTCTGCATACGTTGTATTTCAAATTGAGACTTACCTTGTTCGAGTTGAAGTTTAGTTTCTGTAAGAGCTTGCTGTTTCTGTAACTCCGCAAGAGCTGCTTTTTCTGCAGTTTCAGCGTTAGCTTGAGCCTGTGCTTGTATGTTTTGTCTTTGGGCAGCTTGATCTCTTTCTATCTTTTGCTTACGTTTTATTTTAAGCATTTGATTAGCAAGCTTTAAATTAGATATTTCTCTAAGATCAATAATGTCTTCTAAATCTATACCACCAGTTTGTAAAGCAACTTGTATGTTCTGCTCTAATTGAGCCTTTTCTTCTTCATCTGGTTCTAACTCTAAGAAAATACCAAACTCATGTAAGTTTAATTTTTCTATTTGCGATAGTGTGTTTGTGTTAAACACACTTATACTATTCATTAACGCATTTTTAGTTAGCGGAAAGTTTAACATATCAGCAGCTCGTAGGCTTATGTTCTCTGCGGCTCTTACTGTTATATACATTAAAGATTGTAGTATATGTTTTGTAGCAGTGTTTGATGCGGCTGCGGCTAATTTTTGTAAACCTACTAAAGCGTTTTTATCTGGTTGACTACCGTCTCTAGCCTCATTAAGACCCGTCACGTCACGTATCATTTGTAAATAATATTGATACGTTTGCACTAGCGCACCTATTTTAGCTTGACCGTTAGATGTTTGTAATTCTTGAATTGGCACTTTACCAGGGTTAATATCACCATCTATAGTCTTAGATCTACCTACAATACTACCAGTTTGGAAGTACATGTTTAAAGCTTCTTGTGGATTATAGTTAGTGCCATTGCCTAAATCTACTTCTGACAAACCATCAACATCTACAAACACACCGTCTGGTACCATACGAGCAAGTACTTGTTGTATTTTTAAGTGAGTTAGCTGTATCATATCCGCAAACCCAATACATTTACTTACTAAACTTTCTATTCTACCCTTATACATGCGAGGAGCAGATATAGCGTAATTCATTTGAACTTTAGTCTGATCACTGTAAGGTCTTGTCATGTTTTCTGCTAACTCCCATTTAAGCATTTTTTCATGCCCAAGTATTTTAGCACCGCTATACAAAACCTCTATAGCTCTATGTACTCTTTCAAAATTATCGTTAGCTGGCGGATTAAAATCTCCTGGTTTTTCTAAAGCTTTTTCTAAACCCTGATCTGTTTCTTTTATTTTAAATACTTGATTATTATAAGTTTTGTATTCAAAATATAAAACCTGAACATTATTATAACTATCATCTTGACCCCAATAGTTTCTAGTGTAATTAGAATCACCAGGGTATTTTTGTATTTCCTCTAACTCAGCATCACTTAAATAAGGAAATTGTTTTTTAACCTCTTCTAAACTCACACTTTTAACTTCACCAACATAATATATGTCTTCAAAGTTAGGATCTTCTGTGTATGAATAAACTAAATTAGCTGGATCTACATACTCTACAGTTATGCCATTAGCTAAATTAAAATTTGTTTTAGCGCAACTAATACCTATGGTTACTAAATCATAAGCTAATCTTTTCTTTATTTCATGATACTTATTAAAACTAAATACATTTTCTATAAGTTCTTCTTCAGCTATTTCAATAGCTTGCTTATAACTAAGCTGCATATGAAGCTCTAACTCCTCTTTAGTTCTAGGCAAATCATCCGCAGGCACATTAGTATTTTTTAAGTTTACACCTAAGTTACCTTCTGCTTGAGCTATAAGATCTTTAGCAAAAGCATCTTTAGCTAGGCCGGTAGCATGAGCTGTTCTTTTTTTAGTTGAGTATGGGTCTGTAGCAAAAGATTTTATTTCATAACCTTTATCAGTCATACCATTTACTACAATATCTACAAATTTAGATAATACAGCTACGGGTTTCCAGTCTAAATTTAAATAAGACAAGTCACCATTAATTGACAACTCATCTTTATATTTTGCAACAGACTGCTCACCTCTAGCGTATAATCTTAATCTATGAAAATCTTGCCAGTTATTACCAAAGCGACCACCAGCTCCTAAACCACGATCACCTCTAAACCATTCGTTTTCAATAGCTCTACCTACTTGATAACCGTAGTCTAAAGTATTCTTTTCTGCGTCTGGTACCACCTGACTTGGAAAGGAACTATTTACATTAGTATAAACCATTTATTGTATTATTTTTGAAATGTAACCTGTGTTATCATATTTTTTAAACGATATGTTAACTGGATCTCGTTGTTGTATGTTTACTGGTGTGTATTTATTTTTATTACAAGCCATTATAGCTAGACCAGAACTAATCGTTGCATCAAACTTTGTTCTATTGTTTATATTAAACTTTGCCCAGTCTTCTAATGTTCTTTGAAAATACATGTCACCATATCCATTTTCACTCAAACCCACGTAATCTTCTATATATGATTCTATAGCAGCAGCGTGAGCTTGCTTAATATCTTCACTTGAATTAGGTATACCACCTATTTCTCTTTCCGCGACAGACAGTTTATTATATATTTTATCTGGTCTGTTCATTGAAAATTTTCTATAACCTCTACGTTTTAAATAATACAATAGTCGAGGTTTGTTATTCTCTGCAAGTATAGGCATGCCATAAAAATGCAATGCCATTAAAACATCTTCAAAGAATATTTCAGCTGTTGGAGGTCTTGATATATATTCTAAAAAGAACATATTAAAGGGCGCTTGCTCCATGCTAAATTTAGTTAAACCGTGTAGCGATCCTTTTGAGCCACGCTTGTCTACAGTTCCAGATATATCGTAACTATCACAACCAAAAGCACCTACGTGATCATTACCTGGAAACTTCACTCCATTTTTTATTATTACACGGTTTTGTAGATTTATAGGTGGAATCCATGAAACTAAAAATCTACCATTGTTGTCTGGTACAAAGCTAACGCTAGTATCTTTTATACCACCAGCCCACTGAAAGTTACCTTGAGTAACCATAGCTTTGTTTTTCATATCTTCATTATGATCTATTTGCTCATAAATTTTAGTTAGATTAAATAAAGATAATTTTGCTTCGTCTCTAAACGCGTGTTTCTCTGTTCGTGGGAACTGACGGTAATATTCATTTAAACTGTCCTGATCATTTCTAAGACCATCAACTTCATTTTCCCAGTGTTCTATGACACCTGTAGTAATTAAATCGCCCTGTGGGTCTTTAACCGCGTCTCTTGGTGAGTCGAATACAGGTATTCCATAAGAATCAATGAACCCTTCGTAGTTCCATTCCATAGGTATGAACAAACTATATAATCCCGAGCTAGTCTGTCCATTGCGGTTTCTTTGTGTGACGTCTGACGCATAGTATAATTTTTTAAAGTTATCACCACCTTTGTCTAAAGCGTTACTTGTAGATCCCATCATACACTTACCAACAACTTTACTACCTAATCTTAATGTGGTTTTTGTAACCCGCCAGTTATTTAAAATGTTATCTGGACGCTCCCACTTACCTGATTCATCGTGGGCAAGGAGTTTAAGCTTTTCACCGTCATATGAGTTGTCACCTGTATTTTTCCAGTCGATTGTTGTATCAAGCCCTTCAAGTTCTTCTGGCGCTTCTCCCTGATCAAGTTTTCTTCTTGTAAGCTTTGACGCTGGTACTCTATAGGCGAGTTCTGTTTTCGGTCGATCCATACCGTCTTGTATGGGTTTGAAAAAGAACGGGTAGTTGATTGATATCGGTACAACTTTGTCGGTAAACATTTTTTTAGCGTCAGCTCCTGACTTTGATAATATTCCAAAACGTGAGTCGGAAGATATAGTCGCTTGGTGTACAAGTTCTGATGACGCCATAAAGGAAAAACCAGACCGTCTATTTTTGAGGTAGCATATACCATAACATCGTTGATCTGCTTTACACGCTTCCCAGAATATAAAGAAAAGTCTATTTGATTCTCTGTAATCTGCTGCCCCAACGTCAATTTTAGACCACTGCAAGAACATGTAATGAGAGCCAGTAATATAAGTAGATATACCTTTGTTTTTAAACCAGAAACCTTCTTCTCTTCTTCTGAACTCTTCATCAATGTAATCATACCATTCTTCCTTAAAGTTAACTGGATATCTTTCCCAGTCAAATACGCTTTTGATTTTAGCTAATTGTTTTGGGTATTCTGCTTTAACCCAACGCTGGTCTTTTTCTTCTTCAGACGCAACGTAAACGTTTTCAGGAATAGCTGGTAAAGCTATTTTAAGATTTTGTATTTCAACTACATCACCTATCGTACCATCTTTACTTATAACTATAACGTCGTTTTCAACGTCATATCCATACTCCCATTTTTTATACCTATTATTTTTTTTTAAAATGCTAGGTTTAATGTGGTCTTGTATTATTTTTACTAAAGACTGCTCGTACATTATCTTGATCTACCTTCAGCAAAACCTTTAAAACTTTTTTCTTTAGTATTCTGAGGTTTTTCTTCAAGCATATTTTTTTCTTCTTCTATTCTAGCTAGTATTTCAAACGCGTCAAATATAGCAAGCTTTTTAGTTGCCGCTGCATTTTTAAGTCTATCTGCAGAAACATCATCTTCTGTATTAGTAATGATTTTTTCTTCAGCAACTTTAATTAACTCATCAACTGCTTTTCGCCCAGCTTGGATTATACTCTTCCTCGTTTCCTTTGAACTCATACTTAACTAAAATATCATTTGATTGCATACAATAAAGTCTTTGCTTATCTACAATAAACTCAAACTCTCTATTAGATTTAAAACCAACTAAATCACCTTCGTATATACCTAGCGACTCTAAAGTTTTATTTCCTATTTTTACTATACCTTTATTTTTTTGTTCTGTTTCTAAAGACCATTCATCTTTATTTTTAATTGGCATAATAAAACATCTTTCACCTACAGCTATCCACTTAACCATGCGTTTGTATAAATATATTTGATCATACTGGCAAAAATACTTATTGTCATCAAACGTTTTACTACTGTCGACTGCTTCACCCTTTAGGTTGTAATATCTTCTAAATACATTATGGTGTATAATAACTTCATCACCTTCTTGTATTGGCGTATCAAAAGCGGTTGGTGTAGTAAGTACAACGGCTTTTCTATTTATAAGCTTAAAGTTTTCTATACTAGAATTAACTATAAGCTTATCGCCTTCTATATCAATTTCATTGTTATACCTTTTTCCGTCTGGCACAACTATAAAATCAAAAACACTTCTCATTAATATTCTAAATCATATTCAACAGATATAGCCATGTTAGAATTAAACTTCTTCCATGGCAATACCTCGTTGTTTTTCTTTATGAATATGTTATAAGAAGCATCATCGTCTTCAAACAGAATATGTGATATCTCATGACCACCATAGACCTGTTGGCCTAACGCGTAGTGCATAGCATCATTCTTATAATCAGAACCAATACTGATTTTTCTTATAACAGTACTCATTACTCTTCTGATTTAACAACACTTAACTCACCGTCATCTTCTTTTTCGATTTCAGTGTAACTACCATCTTCAAGATTAATATTTACAGAACCATATTTTGTTTCAAGTTCTTTTTTAGTCTCTTCAATAGATTCGTTAATACCAGCAATCTTATGAAGCATAGCGTGCTTGCTAGCTTCTAGTTGACCTATTTGGTTAATAACTGTTCCTAACTCTGCTTGTTGATCTTTAATTGTTTTAAGCTCTTCAGCTGTAACTTTATTTGCCATTTGATTTAATTTAAATTATTTACTTATTTATTATCACTCGATTTCTTTGCTTTTTCCCAAGTACGACCTACAAAATATGCACCATACACCGTAATCAATAATGATTGAAATATAGGTATATACGCTTCGTCTACTTGAAACCCACCAATATTACCATCAAAAAATGCTAATGCCGTAAATATAACAGTAAGATATATTAATACTAACGGGCGGATATTCTTTGATAAAAATGAATCTGATTGCATATCAAGTTTCCAGCGCTCAGTAATTTGAGTCTGCGCATCTTGATCTGCTTTCTCTAGTAACTCTTGTATCTTTTGTTTAGCGGCTAGCCTTTCTTCATCTGTAGTTGTAAGCTTGTCTATTACATTACCTACGTCTTTAATTAACCCACCAGTTAAAAGACTTAAAAGTTTTTTCACCCTTTAAGTTTTTTAACTAAATTTTGCACAAATCTTCCAGCCATTGTGCCATCTTGGTTGTAATCTCTAAATACGCTATCACCATCTTGATCTGAGTCGTAAAAATATGAAGCTAAATCTTCATCAGCTGTTTTACCTTTTACTAAATCTTTTTTTGCTTTAGGATTTGCTGGTGGTAAAAAGTTTGATCCCGCGTGTTTTGGATTGCTTCTGCTGTATTTGGATTTTTTAGCATCAGCGAAAACTTTATCATTTGCAGCTGCTCTGCTATAAGGATCGTTATTATGCAAAGCTGAATCTGCTTCCATATGTGCTAAAGAACCTTCCATCATTAACCCTGATAGTTTACCTGTCTCGCTTTTTAACTGCTTACAAGCGGACTCTTTTTTTTGTACTGGATTATTATAAGCCATTTTTTTATTATTTATTGTTGGAATTGTTGTAAATATTTTTGTAGTTCAGAACCGTAAGTTAATTCTAATTTAGGGTCTTTACCTCTTTTCTTTAATTTATAATATTTTTCTCTGTCAATTGGTTTACCTTTAGCATCAAAATAGCTTTCAGTTATACCATATAAATCTGTTGGATCATCGCCACGACCTCCACGATTACTACTATATCTACCTGAAGTTGTTTGTGAACGATCAAAAAGCTTTTCCCCAAAAACTGCTCCTGGGCCGCCTTGTACATATTTAATTTGTTGACCTTCTTCAAATTGTTCGCCAGGAAAAAAATCTGGCGTTGATTCTTGGACTCTAGAAAACCGATCTTGATTAAAATATCTAGCTCGAATTAATTCTGTATTCGCCACTTCGGCAGCTTTGTTTCTAGCGTATTCAGGATCTTTTCCTTTTGATAAGAGATTAACGTATGTTTCAGAAAACGTATCTCCAGCGTTTTCTAAAGCTGCTGTTCTAGCCGCAGCAAGTTCACTATTAAGAGTCTCAAATGCAGACATTGCAGCTTGTTGCTCTTGAGCTTCAGTAGCGTCACCAATAGTAAATTGTTGAGATGTAGCTTTATTTTGTTGCTCAAGCTCAAATTCTTGTTGTGCTTGTTCTAGTTTAGCTTTATTAGCTATATCAATAGCGCTGTTAATGTTTTGAGTTTTTAAATTTTCTTCTGCTTGCAGTTGCAAAGCTTTTTTATCTTGTGCTTTTCTCTGCTCCGGAGTTAAAGCCATATAAGCAGCTTTACTTTCCTCATCTCCTGCTAAATAATCTTTACCTTTAACATAATCCTGTGTCTCTACCGTACTTGGATCAAATGTAGCTGTAGTGCTTCCTTGAAACGTAGATCTTGTTCCGGTAGGCAGTACGTCAGAAAAAGTACTTGAGCCAGCGGTATTACCAGCATGGCTATGACCACCTTCTCCAGTATGCGGATCTGTGTCTCGCAAAGGACTTGATTTTTTAAGTATACTATTTCTTTTCTGGAAATTTAATCCGCGATTCATTCGCTCTACTATACTTGGTTTATATCCCATAATTATATTTTTATGCGTTTCTATATGCTTCAGCTTCCCATGGTAAATCGCGAGCACCTTCTTTTATACTAGATCTTGGTATTACTTTATCTTTCCAATAAACATTTTCATCATCATAATCAAGATCACCACGTCTCATTTGTGCAACGTGTATTTTTTCATGGGCTATAACATCATCTATTTTATCTGGTCCTACTTTATCATTTATAATAATAGTACCATTGTTATTAGCTTTGCCTAACACGCCATCTTCCATATCAACTTGATATATTGGTGTGTTGTCTATTGGAAACGGAGGTGTTAGTTTAAATGCCATTAGTTTTTGTATGGAAATTTTTCGTTAAACCACTCTTGTCTATTGTTACAACCACAGTTGATGTTTAAACCTTCAGCGACTCTATCAACCACTGTTTTAATACCAGTAGCTTTAGTAAACTTAGCTATGTCGTCACCTAAACCTTTTGATTTCATTATTTATAACAATGAGCCTTGGCTGGCGATCCGTGGTGTTTTTGATCATACTTCATATCACCTGCTAACTTAGATATGTGCTTTTCGTCTGCAGTCATATTTTCATCACTATGATTATGCTTAGCATCGTAGTTAATATCTTCTTTTAAATAGTGAATATGAGCAGCGTCGTCTGCCACAGAAGATCTGTAGTTTCTTTTTGTAACTGGGGTTTTGCAACATCTTGCGTTACCAGTGTATTCTCCAAAGTGTCCTTTTTCCATAATTACCATTTTACTTTGTCAGCCCAATAGGCGGCAGACATTTTACCTTTCTTAATGTTTTTAGCGTGTCGAGCTTTAAAGCTAGCTCTCCTTGCTTTTGATTTTTTATCTTGCTTCTTACCGGCAGTACTCACACCTTGTTGGCCAAACCTAATTATTTTTTCTTTACCATTTTCACAAGCTTTAACAATATGTGATTTAGTCTTGTGACCTGGTGTTTTTCTAGGTTTATTGCACTTTAAGGTTTTTTTATTTACTTCAGGCACCTTGAGCTTTTTTAGTTATCGGACCTGGTGTATAAGCGCAAGCAGCGGTTTTAATTTTCATACCAGTAATACCAGAGCTACTACCAACTCCCATTGGAAAGCCACTAGTGTCTAATGGACCGTCCCAAACGTGTGACTCACCTACTTGCCCTTCAAGAACAGGTTTTCTAATTAATTTTTCTATATTATGATCCATAATTTTTTATTTATTATTTATTATCTTTAATACCATCATATATCTTTTTAGCTTTAGCTGGATTTTCTTCTGCTAAATCAGAGTCAGGTCCAAACGCAGCTTCTTGAGCCGCGCTAACTTGAAACGCACTACCTACAGAAGCTTGTCTCATCGCTGATGTTCCAAAAGCAGTTTCTGCCATACCTTGTGTTGCTAAATTAAATACAGGTGTTTTACCTCCTTTTTCATTTGCTTGCAGCGGCGGATCATATGACATCGCAACTGGAGTGCAGTTTAATGTTTGACCTCCGCCAGCTCCACCAGTCATAGGGTTTTGGTCTGGAGTTCCCATTGTTCCTCCAGCACCCATTGCTAGTCCAGCTGCGGCACTAGCTGCAGTGCCTTGTTGAGCTTGTGATATGGCCTTACCTACATTACCAATACCTACAAATTTACCACCTGGTGCAATTGCATTTTGCATTTGTTGTTGGCTTAAGCCACTGTTATTTACCCCACTACCACCACCAAAAGCAGCGCTCATAGCTCCTCCTAAAAATTTATTCGGTGAATCGTTTTTCATTTGCAAAGGTGTTTCAGGTAAATCTACAGGAGTTCCAACAGCTGCGAGTTCATCATCGATCATAGCCGGCATTGCGTTTCTATTAGTAAGAACACCGGGCCGAAATTTTGTTAAAAATTCTTCTGCTTGAGAATCTAGAGCTGGAACAGTGGTGGATTTAAATGCATCTAATTTAGTACTAGCATCTACTGCTGTGCTTTCTAGTTTTTCGTTTTGAATTTCTTTATCTAAGTTGCTTTGTGGCTCTTCCCCTTTTTCTTCAGCCATCTTATCCATAGCTCTTTTTTTCAAGCCCTCGCCTATCTTGTCCATACCAGATTGTATTCCAGCACCAAGTATTTCAGCGCTACGATCTATAACCATAGCAGGATTTCTATAGCTTCCACCACTTTGAATAGCTGGCATAGCTATTTTTGCTGGAGCCCCCGGAAGTTTTCCTGGTAATTTAAAACCTTTTCCCATATTATCTGTTTTTATCTTTATTGACTTTATTAATAGCAAATGACAAAACTTTATCGCTGTAAGTCTTGCCTTTCATTATGCTATTACGTCTGGTGCTAGTAGGTATATCTTCTTCACCTAGCATAATTCTATACATGCGCGATATTAACTGTTTACCTTTAAATGATACTTTGTATATATTATACTTTTGTGTAGTTCTATTATACTTTCTCCAAAGTGTAATCCAGTCTTTTTGTAAAAGCTTGTTCCAACGCCTATTATCCCAACTAAAAGAATATGTACCGTCTTCAAAATCTTTACGTGTAAACATATCCATGCAGTCCAAGTATATTAACAACTCTAGCTCTGCATCGTTAAGATCGTTGTTTTTACAAGCCCACTTACGTATTATACGATAGTGCTTAAGAAGATTTAAATCCCTAATGTCACTAGCTTCTAATCTCATAACACAACGACCACATCAGTATCTTTTATAACGTAAAAAACATTTTTATCAACTTCAAGTCTGTTACCTGAATGCTTATCATAAAATATTTTGTTACCTTTTTTAACACCTCTAACGTCATCGCCACAATGAAGCACAGTAGCTTCTTTATAACGAACGTCAACTCGTTGTTTACCAGTTAACATAAGACCACCATCTGTTTTTTTAATGGTATCTTCTTTTTTAGTTTCTATAATTATATTTCTACCTATTGCTTTCATATTCAACTCTTAAGTTATTGATTACACAATCTGTAGATAATATAGTGGTAGCCACTGAAGCCGCGTGTTTGAGTGCGCTTTTAGTTACAAGCAATGGGTCGATAATACCTTTATCAACCATATTTACAATATCACCTGTAATCACATTAACACCCATACCTTCTTCGGGCGTACCAACCTCTTCCAGTCCAGCATTATTTAGTATAGTTTTAAACGGTGCTTTAATAGCTTGTAGCAATATCTTTTCACCAGCTGTTTTTGCTTTGGTTTTTTTAGATGCATCAAGCAAAGCTATACCACCTCCTGATACTATACCTTCTTTTACCGCGGCTTTAGTAGCACAGATAGCGTCTTCAACTCTATCTGATTTTTCTTTTAATTCGATTTCTGAATTAGCACCAACTTTAACAACTGCAACTTTACCTGATAATCTAGCTAAACGTTTTTCAAGACGTATAACTTCTCCAGGCGATTTAGCTTTAGCTATTAATTTTTTTACTGAACTAATTAATTTTTTTATATCTTCAGTAGACGTATCTACCTGCAATATAGTTTCTGTGTCATTAGTTATACTTTTATCACAAGTACCTAAAAAGTCTGGATTAATAACATCTAAATCATCTCCAAGATCTTCATTGACTACAGTTGCGCCAGTAAGTAAAGCTAAATCAGAAAGCGTGTCTTTCTTATTTATACCGTAAGTTGGCGCGTTAATAACGTTTACTTTTATATTACCCTTTACTTTATTCATTGCAAGAGTAGCTAGAACTTCTGTTTCTAAGTCACCTACTATAAGTAAAGGTTTTTTATTTTTAATTACATACTCTAACACCGACTGTATCTTACGCACAGACTCTACTGGCGATTCTAGTAGTAATACTAATGGATTATCAAGCTCAGCCACTCGTTTGTCTTTGCTTGTTACAAAATGTGAGTTAGTTAAACCTTTTTCATATTGAACACCGTCAACTAACTCAAGCTCTGTAGTATCTTCGGTTGTTGGCTCCATCACAACAACACCGTTTTCACCAGCAACTTTAAACGCTTCCCCAATTATTTTACCTAGATTTTTATCGTTGTTACAACTAATAGTAGCAACATCATCAAGCATAGTACCTTCAACAGATATTGCTTTTTTCTCTAAGTATTTAATAACATTATTAACGGCTTTGTTTATGCCTTCTTTAATGTTACGGGTATTATCTTTATCTAAATTTTTATAGGCCTCTGTTAAAATTGAGTGCGCTAGTACCGTAGCCGTTGTTGTTCCATCGCCAGCTTCTTGAACGGTTTTTCTAGCAGCTTCTTTTAGAAGCGTAGCACCCATGTTTTCTACCGGGTCTCTTAATGTAATACTATTTGCAACAGTTACACCATCTTTTGTAATGACGGGTTTACCCTGATCATCTTCTAGTATAACACATTGGCCGCTAGCTCCGAGCGTGGAGCTAACAGCTTTTGTGAGTTTTTCTATACCTTTAAACACCTTGTTCTTTGCGTCTTCCCCAAAGTTAAGGTTTTTAACAATTTTATCTGACATATTTAATTTAATTTAATTTAATTTACTCTTCGCGAGTAGCGTATTGAATGGGTGGGGCAGTAAATCGTCCACACGGTTCCTACTTGTTGATAGTACACCGCAGCATGCCCTACCCAATTTATTTTTATTCAAAAGTTTTAACTACCTTAGGACCTTTTACAAATTCAAGCTTTTTAGTGTAGTGCTCGATGCTACCATCTATAGCAGCTTCAGCGCCATCCATAGTTTCTCTACGAGTAACATCTTGCCAAGCTCCATCTTGATCTTTGTATTCAGTTTGAAAATATCCATTTGGTAATTGTACTATTCGCCAATTTGTTTTATCAGCGATATGCTTCCAAAAGTTTATTTGGTCTTCGGATATTTGCGGTTGACTACTCCACGTATGAGTCTTGTAATATAGTGTCATTGGTTTTGGTTTTATATTAGTTTATTTGGTTGCTCTTTCCCGAGCAGGGTATACTTTATATATCACTTATTTTTAGTGATTTTTACCATGGTACGTCTTTAACTTCAGTAGGTGGGTTTATTTTTTCTTCTATTCTATTATCTAAGTATTCTTTAAATTTACTAAAGTCAACTTCGTTTTCTACCCAACTTTTAACTTGCTCTTCTGTTAGATCATCAAATGGTGTAAAATTATTTGGATCAGGAGCTGGTATACTAGCTAGACCTACAGATTGCTCTGTGTACTCTTCGTTTTCTGATGTAGCTGTATATCTCCAGTCTGCTTGAAAAACTACATTTTCTAATGTATCTTCTAAAAGCTTAACTTCTAGTTTTAATATTTCTAAACTATATGTATTAGCCATTTTATATTAAGTTAAAGTTTGATCTACGTTTTGTCTATAAACATTTAAATTTATTATGCTATATTCTACTGTAATGTACCAAGTTGGTTCATTTGTTATTGGAGCCGCGTTGAGAAATAATTGTACAGGCCTACCTGAGCCACCTTGTTGAAAGCCATTTTCACCATAGCCAAGAGCATTATAAAACCAAGCACCGCTTCCATTAATAATTACTGTTCTAGATACAGCTCCTACATATGCATAACTACCAGCGTTTGTTTGTTGTGTAAAAATAACAGGATAAGTACTAGTAGACCAGCCAGAACCTATAGTACTACCTGCCTTGTGTACAAAAATACCTTTAACTATCATAACTTGGCCACTTGACGGAGTGGGTGTTATATTGACCCCGTTATTAGATCCACCACTTGTAGGCCAACCACCGGGCTCTATCTTAGTAGTATACCTATAAGTTGCCATTAATATTTTACCACCTGTTCCAAAGCCTGCAGTACCTCTAACTAAATTTGCATTTGATGCACCTGTTAGCCAAGTGTCTTTGTTAGATGGTGTATAAGCACCCATTTTAACATATCTAGGTCCAGATCCTCCTTCAACAAAAAGGTTTTGCTCTGATGTAGCACCTACATTTAATTCATTTCTTGCTCTAAAAGTACCATTAACATCGAATGCAGAACCAGGAGTTGTAGTTCTAAATCCTGTTTTTTTATTTACTAAATCTAAATACCATGTAGGGTTTGCAGGATCTGCACCAAACGTTACAACACCTGCTGAAGAAAACCCAAATTTAGTGTTAGTATCTCCATTGTGAACTATATATTCGTCAACGCCAATGTCACCTGCAACATCTAGTTTGTTAACTGGGTTATTTGTTCCAACACCAAGGTTTCCTCCACTTGTTACCCTTATTCTTTCTGAACCTGCAGTTGTTATAGCAAAATTATCATTAGCTACAAAACCAAATTTAGTGTTGGTATCGCCATTGTGCACTAAATAGTCGTCAATACCTATAGTTCCACCTGCCACTTCTAATCTATTACCGGCTGTTATAGATGTAACACCTATACCTAGGTTTTGGCTGGTATCTAAAATCATGGCTAATCCGGTAGCGTTTTTTGTGTCTAAATCAGAGTTAGTGTAAAAGTGCATTGGACCACTAGTTAAAAAATCACTAGAACTAGAGCCAGCAACTAAACCAAAACCATGAGTGGTTCCGCTGCTGACGCTATAGTATTGAACTTTTAAACCTCCTGTGCCAGGGTTTGGTGTAGCTCCTGATGTTTGTTCAGTAGATACAGTTAGCGTGTAAGCATCTGTTGCTGTAGCTCCTGTTCTCTGTTCAAATACGTCTACTAGATTTTTAAACTGTATTGCCATTAAATTTTATTTGTTTTATCCTACGTCAACTAACAAAGCTTCGTAAGTTCCATTTGCTACACTACCTGTAAATATCACGTTAAGTGTGTTACCAGATCTTGTAATATCTGCATAAACTGTTTGACCTCCAGATGTTATAATTTCTGCTTTAACGTCTAAAGCAGTTGACTGACCGAGAACAGTGTTAGTGTTTACGTCAAATGTAGTTAATCCTCCAGATTCAGTTCTTCCTACGCCAGACACAGTACTACTTAATGATATTCTAACTCCTTTTGATATATCGATAGCAGAGGCTATGTTAGCTAGTGTTGCTTTTTTATTTGTAGAAGTTGAAGTATCGTATATAACTATAGTATCATCTGTAGCCGGTGATGTGTCTTCCGTAAGACCATCTACATTCAAACCAACAGAAGCTGTGCCAGATGAATAAGTTACGTTAACACCCAGCAAATCATTTGCTGTAGCAGCATTAACATTACCAATACCAATTGAACTTGCAGTTGCTACGTCAGCTGAAACAAATCCGTTTGTTGTAACACTAAAGTGTGCAGAGTTGAAGCCAGCAATACCTTTTATTGTAGCTCCATCAGTAGCACCTTCGCCTGCTATACTTTGTCCTGATTGTACAATAGTATAGTCAGAAGCGGTTGGGGTTGAGTTTGCTGTTATATCATTGTTAGCAAATATTAAATCACCAACTTCTAAAATAGTACCTAAAAATGAAGTGTTGTTTGAATCGGTTACGGCAAAGTAATCACCTTGATCTAACGCTATGTTACTACTACCTGTTAAAGCCGGTGTGTTTGTTATAGCATTGTAACCACCTTGGAATACACCAACTCCAGCAATTAAAGACTGAACCTGAGCTAAGTTAGGCGCGCTTGTTGAAGCTGTTGCGGTTGGTACTGTAACTTGACCTGTAAAATCACCTGTTGTTCCAACTGTTAAACTACCTGCTAAAGATATACTATCATCTAAGTTTACTGTTACGGTATCAGTAGCACCTACTACAGTACTTATGTTAGTTCCACCTGCTATGTCTAAAGTATTACCACTATCAATAGTTTGATCTGTACCAGAGTCCGCAGTTACGTTAAAATCATAGGTACCAGGTATCGAAGCAACTGTTGCCCAAGTATTGTTTTTAGTTAAGTATCTTTCATTTGCGCCAGCTGTGCCGTCTACTGCGCTTAAGTCTGCTGTAACTGTTACCGCACCATCCGTGGGAGAGTTTGGTGTAAGATCTATGTATGTACCATCTGTAGTAGTTACTGTTTCTACAATGTTAGAAGGTACAGTTGGTATAGTTGGAAATGTTTGCAGCGCGCCTGTTCCGTCTACATACTGAGACGTGGTACCAGATCCTGTTACAGTTAAAGTTCCAGATCCAGTTACTGGAGAATTTGTTACTGTAAAAGCCCCTGGCATTGAAAGACCAACAGACGTTACTGTGCCTGCCTCTGCCCAAGTATTATCACCTCTTAAAAACGTAGTTGCACTAGGTGTGCCTGTTGCAGAAAGATCTACAGTTCCTACACTAACATCCCCTACAGCCGAAGAGTTATCTGTTCCAAAAGATACAAACGTACCACTAGTGTTGGTAAAAGTTTCTACACCACTACTGCTACCCACTTCAACCCAGCCAGGGCTACCACCTCCAGCGTCAGCTACATATTGTTTAAGTGTGTCTGCCGCTGTGTTAAATATAATTCTACCGATAACTAATTCTGTAGAAGGATCGGTTGCTACGTTTTCTATTCTTATAGATTGCGCTTGATTCGCATTAAAATCTACATTATTTACAAATTGTATTGCCATTGTTTTTTAGTTTAAAAATGCTTTTCCAGCGAAAGCATCTGAAAAGTTCAATATTACTCTATTTTTTGTTATGTACTCATAGCTACCTATAACAGTTGTATCTGCTGTGTCAACAACTGATATTGAAGGAAACTTATCTAAATTATGTGTTATGTCCCAAGTTGTAGCTGGTACACCTTGTGTAAATTCGAAGTGAGAATCAAAGCCCTCTATTTCGTCTATTTGAATTGAATAATATTGAAGTGCTTGTATGTTGTTGTTACCAGTTACAAACTCTAGCTCCATGTTATAAACATTACCTTGAACTTGAGTTAAAGCTGTTAACGTATAAACGCCAAATCTACCTAATGATCTTACGTCTTGTATAATTACATCGTAACCTATAAACCTTTGTAAATAAGGTAAAACTACAGGCACCGTTACCGGCATTTGCACGTTTATATATAAACTAGTTATATCTTGCCAAGGCGTAGCTTGACCACCATAGTTTTCAAACGATATAGTACCTTCTGGTCTAGGGTCTGGATCAGGGTCTTGTATAATAAACTTCCAGGCAGAGTGTTTTAAAAAGTCGTTTATTATAACAACTGATGCTCCACCTAAACTAAAGTTTTTTGTCTGCCCATTAGATACATCTGTTCCTATAAGTATATCAGATGGGTCTGGCGTATTATTTTTTTTATACGAGGATATTATGGGCATAAGTTATTTTTATTAACTAATTAATGCTGTGATAACAAAAGGACCAGTTCCACTTCTATTATTATAAATAAGAGTTCTACAATAATACGTGCCGGACGCAAGAGTTGTATCAGCAAAAGTAAATATTTCAGGCGTATTACAAGGTGGTGATTGATCACTAGGATCTATATTTTTTTGGTAAGTGTGCACTAAATTTTGTCTCAAGCTATCACTGTAAAGTCGTAATTGTAGTTGTGTTACAGTAATATTGTTTGGCAGATTAACACATATTTCCCAAGTTGGAGACCAAGATTGTTGAGTAGGAACAATAATGCTCATGTTAGGGTTACTTACAAGCCCGCCACCTGAACTAGTATATGTTTTACTATGATCTACTACAGCAACTTCCGAGCATTGAAAGGGTGATTGGCAATCATAAAGCTCAACTGTCGAAGTAGGTACGTCTTTAACAAATCTCATAGAAAATCCATGATTAAACCCATTAGAGGCATTACCGTTAAAACCTTGTAAGTAACGAACATTGTTAACGTAATCAGTGTTATCGTAAGTCATAAAGGCTCTAAAGTAATTTAAAACTGGAAAAGAACTAGGTTGTTGCACCCAATATATATCTCTTACACCTTGCCCAGTAAACTGTTGACTACCACTCCCATATTTGTAAGTATAACCAGAACCTATAGCATTAAAATCTACTGTTCCAAATCTTGGGTTTGAAGCTAAAGTAGAAGGCCAAAAACCATAATAATTATTAGCTAAAGATGTTACATCCATATTTCCTTGAGGAGAACCTGCACTAACACAGAGACGTAAATCTGTAAAATCTTGTTCTGTAGGTAGTCTAAAACCTGCAGGTGGTTGAATTACTTCTGTCGTATAAACATTATACAAAAGACCTCTAAAAGCGTTGTTAGAATCAAAATCCCAATAGCAAGCGGCTGGTTGTTGATTACTAATAGCATTCACCCAATCAGTTTGGTTGGTTACTATTGGAATATTTGCACCTCCCGTGTTGGTGGTCGTAATTATTGAATTTTCTCTTGTCCATACCAAATCACACACAGTAACTTCACCTGGTGATGGAGGAAAAGATTGCGGCCATAATTTAGTTGTGCCCTGATATATTTCAGAAACATTATTACTACCTAGCTTAATGTTACCTACAGCAGGTGTTACATTTCCGAATTTTAAATCAGCCATATTATACGATTATATATAGTACATCAGCTGCGGGGGTTATAGCCTGATATTCAGCAGATGTTAGTGTTCTTATTTGTGTAACAGCTGTTTGACTTTGTGTTGTACCAGAAACAAGGTCTGTTGGTTTATTTAATATTTCAGCGGCACCACTTGTAGCATTCCAATCTGATTGTACATTAGATGTTGCAACGTCAATTTCGATAACATCGCCGCCGGCATTTACAGCTAAGCTTTTTGTAGCAGTGCCGGGAAATGAATTTCCACCATAACCTGGTAATTGTAATTGACCAGTGCTAATCATGTTAGCAATATTCACACTACCATTTAATCCACCGTAAAATTGTAAACTACCTGTAGTGTCACCACCATTTCTTACAGCATATATTCTAGCCGCAATATTAGTATCAATACCAGAATTAGCTAAAGAAAAAGTTATACCTCCACCAAAGCCGTCTTGTATAGCTCCTGAGTTTGTGTATGTTTTAATGTGAAGAGCTTGTTCTGTGCCAGAAGTAGTTGGTAGCTCACGATAAATACGGGCTGGTGTAAACGTGTCGCTATTAACTTGAAGATCACCATTAACATCTAGCATAGCAAATGGAGATGTTGTGTTAATTCCAATTTGACGTTGACCACCTCCAAAATCGTATTCATATATAATACTATCACTTATCGTAGATCCAGTTGACCATATAGGTATATAGCTTGCTGTTCCACTACCACCAACACCTGTACCTGTAGCAGCAGCAATAGTAACTTGGTTAGAACCGTTATCTGTTAAAGTTACGTTTGAACCAGCTACAAGCTTAACTGTGTTTGTTGAAGCGTCAGAACCCGTGAGAGTAAGATCTACATCGTTAGTGCTTTGAGCCGATGCATAGCTATAAGTAGTGTCAGTGTTACCACCTGTAGAATTTATAGTTATAACATCACCATTTCTATTTGTCTCTATATTCGTACCACCAGCTATAACAAGAGTATCATTATTAACATTAGCCGTAGCTGTACCTCCTGTGTCTGCTCTAAAATTCTTATATATATTTTGCGCAGAACCTCTGTCAGTATTTGATACTGTAAATATCGCTGAACCGCCGGACCCAGCAAGTGAAACGCTGATCCCGCTACCACTAGATATTTGAAACGTTCCGTTGTCAGACATGATACCTGTCGTTATCCCGTTGGTAACGTTAAAGCTAGACATTGTACCACTACCAGATCCAGTTGATCCAGTTGATATAGATACTATTCTACCGTAAGCATCAACTTCTATTTCGTTTATCTTAACACTACTAAATGTACTACCATAAACACCAGCACCAATAGTGCCAGTTGGGTCTATTGATATATCACCTGTACTTGTAATTGGGCCACCAGTTAAACCACCGCTTGTTGTAATTTCTGTTACACTTCCAGACCCTGTAGATTGATTTACCCAAGTGTAATCGTTACCGTTCCAACCTAAAACTTGATCAAATACCGCTGTTGATAAATTTAAATGCGCATCAACATCTGCATCTGTGTAAGCAGCTGGTATTACTGTATCACCCTCTAGTGCCGTACCTGCTGTAGTTCCAAAACCTGGGAAAGATACTTTAGCTGTGTTAGCTACAACTGATGGCGCTAATGCTACTCTAGCATCTGTATAATAAAGATTCGTACCTTCAGCAATGTCTGTGGTAGTTAGAACAACTACACCTTGTTGCCCGTTTACAGACGTAACACTTTGTGAGTTGTCAACTTTCTCCCAATCAGTTCCATTTGAAATAACCCAGTCACCAATGCCATAAGTTATACCTAAATAAGTACCAGGATCACTTACTACATAGTAATATCCTTTATTACCTGGCGCTGGCGCTGGAAGTGTGGGTGTGTTTGTTCCTGCGTTCCATGTACCTTGATAAACTACCGCGCCTACAAAGCTGTCGGGCAGGTACTGAACGTCTATTTTAGTGAACGCATTAAGTGGTGCGTAGCCATTTGCTTGGCCTTTTTCACTAATGTTCTGTTTAGCGTTAAATGCTGTCCAGTCAGTTGAAGATAGATAACCGTCAGTAGAATTATTAGCTTGTGGTAGACTGACACTACCTGTATCTGTTATGGTTCCACCTGTTAAAGGTGCTACAAATGTAATACTTTCTACTGTACCTGAGGTAGAACCTGCTAGTATACTGTCTCTTAACGTTTCATACGTAACATTGCGCGTTTCAAACGTGTCTTCACTGTCTGTAGGAGCTACGCTTATTATAAACTGGTCACTGTCTTTGACCGTATTTATCAATGGGTATGAATATATAATAGGCATATACTTTCTTTTAATTCGTTTATATCTTATATACTCACAGATTTCACTAAGATTTTACCTAAGGGTGACATAAGCCCGTTACTATACTACTTATAAGGCTAGTGTCACAAAAAATGACGTTAGATATATAGGGGTATAGTGTTACCCCCTATCGTACTGATTATCAGTCTGTTACAAAAACGATTTTTAATTTTACGGGTCGCCCCTTTTTTCTAGATTTCTACGTATATACCCTTGATTTTCAGTAAGTTACGTACAATGTTTAGACTTTTTCTGTACATGTACTAAACTAATTCTTATATTTTACAGACAAAACAATAGTCTATTTGGATAATATAAATGTAAATAAATAATATGAATTACAATACACTACAATCACTAATCCCAAATGATGAAATACATTACATTGATGACTGCGATCAGTTCTTCTCTGATAATAATATAGATCCATCTAAATTCTCTGACAATACATTTATACTATTTGAATATACTATAGAATGTTTACCAGAAACTATTGAAATACTTAATACTAATAATATTAAATACACTCAATTCACAGATGAATTTGACTTAGACTATATAATCATATAGTGAAGTTCAGTGTTATACTTCTAACTAATTTTTAAATACTAAACAATTATACACTTTACAAACAAAACTAAAACTAATTTGGATAATATAATAAACAAATACTAATACTTAAATATAATAACTATGCAAAATTCAATTCAATCTAAAAGATTTGTCATTCGCAAATCACTAATCGGTCAAAACTCTATCATTGAAGTTACTTTCAAAAGTGGCAAAACATTCAAATACAATCATGATAAAGCTTTTGAACTAA